AGTTAAATCTAGTAAATAAAAATGAATAATAAAGTTTTTGGCAATATTGAATGGAGCGATTCATTTAAAGATTTTGCTGGATTGCCAAGACCATTTTCTAAGGTTTTAAAAAAACATCGCATCAACAATAAACTATCTGCAAAGGTTCCCATTCCTTGGCAATCTAAAGCAAAAAACGATGAAGGTAGTTTTTTAAGACTAATTCAAGAAAATGAAGATGTTGTTTATTATAAAAATTTATGCTCTTATTGTGGAATAAAAATAGAAAATGAGGAAAGTGTCACTAGATGGAAAAATCCAGATATAAGTAAAATAAAACATGATGGAAATTTTGTTTTATCTGATATACATCCACTACATTTAGAGTGTATGAGGCAAGCAAGAGTTTACTGTCCAGGCATGAGGAAGAAAGATGAAAAAGAATTTGAATATGGGAAATATATAGACTTAAAAAAACACGCAGAAAAAGAAAGAAATAAGATTCTTCAAATGAATATAATAAACTTATTTAACGTTTTTTATTTTACTGCTGATTGGTGCCAACCATGTAAAAAAATTAAACTAATAGTAAATGAGATTAATAGAGATAAAATTGGATTAAAATTTCATATGATTGATGCCGATATAGAGCAGGAGTTAGTGCAAAGATTTAAAATTCAATCCTTGCCAACTTTTATAATTATTAATCAAGGGAAAGAAATACAAAGACTAACTGGGTCACAAACAAAAGAAAAATTGCAAGAGTTTTTAACTTTTGCTGAAACGGGGAACCATGAAAAAATTATTCAAAAGGATATTCAATCCTGATGGGAAAAGTATGACTTCGGATGAAAATGAAATGATTGAAAAGTTAATTCTTGAAGGAGCGCTTGAGGTTGCTGGTGTTGACTCTGAAGATGGATCATTATTATATTCATTTACCTCAAAAATTGAGCAGGTAATGCCAGAACTTTACCATGATCATCTTAATAGAGTTAATGCTGAAATACTTTCATTATGGGAAAGAGGGTATGTAGACATAGACTTTTTAGCAAAAGAGCCAATAGTTACAATCACAAATAAGTCTTTTGATCCTGTAGAAATGTCAAAACTACGCAAGCAGGATGTTTGGGCTATAGAAGAACTTAAACGCCTAACTCGCAAGAAATAACTCTGATATAATCGTTATATAACCTAGGAGGTTTGATATGCCAGCAGGAAAAGGAAAGCCAGCAGGTGGATACCGTGCAGGTAAAAAAGGTAGTTATGGATGCGAAGGCTATCCAACAGTAAGCGCAGACGGAACAGTTCACGGATGTCACCCAACTAAGGCTAAGGCAGCAGCACAGGCTCGTGCTATCTGGGCAAGCACTGCTCGTAAATCTTTACCATCACTAGAAAAAGCAATGATTGCAGAAGGTGATTTTGTTATATTTCCTAATGATGAAGATGAAATTGAGGTAGGTCGTGTTGAATATGTTATGACTGAAGGTATTTTTGGTTTATCTGATTCTGAATATTCAATTAAAGCAACACGAGAAGATCCAGTTCTTTCAGTTAGATGTTATGAAAATGAAGATGGAGTATGGGAAGAACAACCATATAGTGTCGGTGTTAGATCTTCTGAAGTTGTAAAAATAGAATCTATTAAAGTATGGAAAGACTCATTAGTAGAAATCTCTTCATCAAACAATGGAACAACCAGTGTAGAACTTAGTATTCCAGAAGAAATGTCTAAAGCAGAAAAACCTAACTACGAAGATTTTATTAAACCAAGACGTGGTGGTAGTGAACCATCTAATCCAAAACTTTATGCAAGAGTTGTTCAGGCAGCAAAAGATAAATTTGATGTTTATCCATCTGCTGTAGCAAATTCTTGGGTAGTTCAAGAGTATAAACGCCGTGGCGGTACATATAAGTCAGAATCAAAATCTACAACCAAAAGTATTTGGGGTGGAGCATTTGATCCTTTGACATTGGAAAAATAATGTCTAAAAAATCTTCAGCATCTTTCTTTAAAAACCATGCATTCAATCCATTGCAAATAAAAAATGGAAGAATCGTTCGTTTAAGAAAAGACGGTAGCATTAAAGCGGATCTTGGCAAGTATCCAAAAGAAAAAAAAGGGGCAAGTAATGGCAAATAAAGAACAAAAGGGTAATGTTAATAAAAAGAAAGAGCCAAAGATGACTCTTAAAGAAAAACGTACTGCTAAACAAGAAAAAAAGAAATCAAAATGAACACATTTTATTTCTTACATTCATTAGCAATAGGATTGTTAATGATTGGTTCATTTTTTATGGGCAAGTCTTATGAAAAAAACAAGATAGAGGAACATGGCTGATACGTATACTCCTACATCTGGTATGAAGGCTGCTGCTCGTCGTGCTTTAAAATGGAAAGCAGATGGCAAGGCTAAGGGGGCAGGAACTCCAGTAGGCTGGGGTAGAGCAACAGACATAGTAAATGGATCTGTTATGTCTCTCAGTACTGTTAAGAGAATGTATTCTTTTTTCTCCCGTCACGAAGTAGATAAAAAGGGTAAAGGATTTTTTAGCGGTCCAGATTTTCCATCTAATGGAAGAATTATGTGGGATGCTTGGGGTGGAGACGCAGGGTTTTCATGGAGTCGTGCAATTGTAGAAAGAGAAAAGAAAAAACTAGAAAAAATATGGCAGGGAACTGCCTTTGATCTAAGAAAGTAGGGGGTAATGGAAAATTTAGAAAAAAATGAACTACTTCAACTAATAAGATTTTATAAACAAAAACTATCTGACGTAGAATTAGAGTCATTAAAACTACAACTTGAGGTTAATAAACTTAACTCTATGGTTTTAAGTTTAAGTCAAGAACCAGTCAAAAAATCTAAATAAGATGGAATATTTATTAATTATAGGCTTGACATTGCTGTCTTATTGGTCTATAATTAAAATATCAAACAAAAGAAGAATGGTATTTTTAAACAAAAATAAATATAGACAAAGTTCTATCTATGAAATGGTTAAAGATGTTGTTCCAAAGCAAAGGTTTGATAAGCCTAAAGTTATAACACAATCTCAAAAACATATTCAAAAAAATATGCTAAGAGTCGTAATAGCAGAAGGAAGTGCATACTGGATATTGAACAATGTTTTCTATACCGCAAACGCTATAAATGGCAGGGTAGATGAAGAAACAATTCAACCATTAGATATTGAAAATATGCCAACAAAAGAATTAGACAAGATGTTATCAATACTTGATGACTTAAAACAAGGGGTAGGGCCAAATGATAGTAGCAGTACAGGGAACAAAGGAATTTAACGACTATAACGTATTCCTTCGTGCTATGAGCGTTGCTTTATCTGGAATGAAAGATGGAGATAATGATTTTATTATTTACTCTGCTGGTCCATCAAGAATAAATCATTTTGTTTCAGAGTTTTCTAATTTATCAGAACGAGGAATGAAAGCAAGAGGGAAAAAAATTAAGTTTTATAATGCTGCGCCAATATGGTTAAGTGAAAATATAAATCAAATTAATTATTTTGCTTTTTTAAGTCGTCCAAAAGAATCAAAATCAAAATTAGTTTTAGTTGCAGAAGCCAACAACATTGATGTTGGTCTTTTTAGGTATTAGGAGAATAGAATGATTATTAGAAGTTTAAATACAATGGAAAAAATTATAAATAAAAATAAAAATTTGCTATGGAGCGGTTGGGATGTCATTGATTTAAAAGAATCAGACGTTGCAAAAACATCTCCTATGGGTATTAGAGTAAAAGATAAATGGTATTTACATAGAGTTTATAAGCCTGGTCGTAATGGTTGGGATATACCCAATAAGTATAAGGATTAATCTTGAAACAGCATTTGTGGAAAGACGAAGCATTATGTTTGGGAATGGAAAACAATTCATTTTTTGATAAATATGAAGATCATGAAGAATCTAGAAAAGGTGTTGACGCACTTTGCAAACAATGTCCAGTAAAAAAAGTATGCTTTGCAAATGGCATATCTGGAAAAGAGTGGGGCGTCTGGGGTGGAGTATACCTAGAAGGTGGAGAAGTTTCAAGAGAGTTTAACAAACATAAAACAAAACAAGACTGGTCAAATACTTGGCAAGCCTTGACAATGGAATAAAATATGGAAAATAAACTATTAAATAATTTAAATCTAATTTCTATTTCTGGGTGCGGTCATTCTGGAACAACACTTACGGCAACAGTTTTAGGTGCACATAAAAATTTATTATTAATTCCAACTGAAACAAGAATGTTTCTTGATGATTTTTATGATATTAATAGTTTTATATTTAACAACTATACAAATGAAAAAACTTCTATAATAGAAAAAACTCCAAACCATGTATATGTTTTAGATAAAATAAAATTAAAGTATCCAGAAACAAAATTTATATTAAACATTAGGGATCCAAGAGATATTGCAGCATCACTTTATAATAGATTTGATGACTGGAAAAAAACAATGGATAGACTTAAAAAAGATTTTGAGTATGTAAAAAAATTTTATAATGAATCTTATATAATTAAATATGAAGATATTGTAAATGAGTTTGAAAATACATTTATAAATACATGTAAATATTTAAATATAGATTTTGATAAAAATATGTTAACTTATTACAAAGCACCTACAAATTGGTTTAATGTTAAAAATCCTAAAAAAACAAACGGCAAAGATTTTAATGGTAATCATGAAATGAACAGGTCTTGGCAAGTAAATCAACCACTTTTTGACGGCACTGGTAGATGGAAAAAAGAATTAAACAATAACCAAATAGATGATGTGGTAAAAAATGTTGGAGAATTAGCCAGTTTCTTTGGGTATACGATATAATGATTGTGGAGGAAAAATGATTATACAGATAATTGGATTGCCTGGCTCTGGTAAAACAGAACTGGCAAAAGCCCTTAAAGAACGTATCAATGCCATTCATCTTAATGCAGATGCGGTACGTGCTACAGTAAACTCTGATCTTGGATTTACCGTCAAAGATCGTATAGAGCAGGCACGACGTATGGGGGCTATGGCAAGGCTTATTGCAAATCAAGGAGTTGCTCCAGTCATTGTAGACTTTGTTTGCCCAACAGAAGAAACTCGTGAGGCATTTGGTAAGCCTAATATTTTAATATTTATGGACACGATTACGCAAAGTCGTTTTGAAGATACAAATAAAATGTTTGAGCGTCCTGAAACTGCTAACGTATACTTTTCTAATCATGAACTAAATGCTGAAGAAAAAGCATCTCACATAATTGAAAAACATGGTTTGCACGATTGGTCTGTACCAACAACACTTATGCTTGGTCGTTATCAACCGTGGCATGATGGGCACCATGCTCTATACAAAGAAGCGGGTAAGCGAACCAATCAAGTATTACTTGGTGTACGCAATACATACAATACAAGTGAAAAAGATCCACTTAAGTTTGATCAGGTAAAAGAATATATTGCTAAAGATAAGTTCATGGATGGATCAATGGTACTTAGACTTCCAAACATTACTAACATTGTCTATGGCCGTGACGTGGGATACAAGATTGAACAAATAGATTTGGGGGCAGACATTCATGCTATTTCGGCTACTGAAAAACGTCGTGAACTGGGCATCTAATGTTGGACAGGGGATTGCAGATGCAGAAGACAGATTTGTTAAAAGCATGTTTGAGGAAGATATAGATCATGAAAGTAACGAAGACTAGATCATTTGTTAAAGCATTAAGTTATCGCATATGGGGAACGCTGTCCTCCGTTGCTGTTGCTTATGCTATAACAAAAAATGCTTCACTATCTATAACAATTGCATTTTGGGAAACAGTGGTTAAAGTATTTATTTATTATGGACACGAACGTGGATGGAATTATATTCAATGGGGTAGAAAATAATGTATACAAATGAAATGCGTAGGGCTGTACATTCAATCACACCGCCTAAAGGATTTGGCATAGAGATTATTGACAATGAGCACTTCCTTACAGTAAAATTAGATGAATATAAATTTCTAAAAATGTTACATGATGAAAAGATAGAAGCATTAAAGTATGTTGTTCAAATAAAAAAGGCTTTAGAGATAAATGGAGCAATTGTATTAGTTACAAGAGAGGCAGTAAAATGATAAAGCAGATTGGTCTGTTTTTTATTTGTAAAATTAAATCACATAACCTTGTTGACGCTGGCTCTTGTCCATTTACTGGTAAAAGTTATTCAGCCTGTCTAAGATGTGGAGTCACAAAAACAAAATGAAAAAGAAAATCATTATATTAATATTATCAGTAATATCTATTTTTATTGCAATTAATTTATTCTTTGCTTCAAGGCTTAGTGAGTTATCAGATTTAGACTTATTTGATATTGAAGAAGATGACTAATGCAAACCTTTTTACCATACAAAGATTTTGATCAATGTGCTGAGACTCTTGATAATAAACGTTTAAATAAACAGATATTGGAGTCCTATCAGATACTTAAAGTTTTATCTAATCAATCTCCTTCAGGAGCATGGCGCAATCATCCAGCAGTATTGATGTGGAAGAACGCTGAAAAATCATTACGTATATACACAAATGCCATGATTAAAGAGGCTAGGCTTAGAGGTATTAAGACAGACAAGAATGAGGCCAATGTAGAGGCTCTAGAGGCCGTTTCTGGGCATCTGTGGGGCACTGATAAGCCAGTCTGGAGTAAAGCATCTCATGTAAATCGTGTCAATATTACCCATAGAGCCAACCTTTATCGTAAAGATTATATTTATTATGCACAGTTTTATAAAGATATTCAGAGTGAATACAATAAGCCTTGTTGCGATAAGTGCTTATACTATTGGACAACTCACGTCATTAGGGATAGAGTACAATAGATATTATGGAAATGATGTTTTTGATATTTTTTGCTACCCTGTCTTTTTCCTTTG